TTGCTAAACTAATCATTCTGGTAATACTCCAATATATGAAAGCGCTTCCATATAGTCACGCTCATTAAAATGAGAGATTGTAGTCATATCCATTCTCCATTCATAGTATTGATCTTTTTTACCTGGAATTGGATATTTGGTTTTTTCTTCCTCTTTAACAGGAACTGCTTTTACAGCGCTCCATTTCCATTCATTTGAATTGTTTCCATTAGCAAATACCATACCTTGTTGAGGTAAATTTACGGCTGATGGCATCCATACTTTACCATTATCATCAGTATGGGCTAAAGCTTTATATAACTCAGGAAGGTTTTGCATTTGAATTTCATAAAATTCTTCACCTTCTTTCATTAATGAATTAGTTTGAAAACCACAACCATAACAAAAATAAGTTTTAATGTCTTGATTTACTTCATCTACGTAACAAGCATCTGAGCCGCAACGAGAACATACAATTAGATTATCCATTTGATTCTACTGTTTTTAATTTAGGAAGTTCAATTTTTTTCAATTGAGGAAGTTTAAGATTAATTTGTTTTGGAAACTCAGGTATGTTTTTATCTAAAATATTACCTACTAGTTCTTGCATTTTTTCAAAACTAAATTCTGTACGACTCTTATGAGATTGACGTTTAGCATTTACTGTATACTTTTTATAGTTTTCAAATACATCTTTTAGGTAAAAACCCACTTGTCCATGATCAGGTGCAAACCATTGACTTTCAGCTAGCAAAAACTGGTTAACTGCACTTGGATGAACATTTTTTAATTCACCATTAACAGCACATACAAACTCAGAATCTAAGAAATCAGTTTGTCCTGACCAGTATGAAATAATAATTGGTTTTTTAACTAAACTAAATTCAAGTAATGGTCTTCCAAATCCTTCACCTTTAGTTAAACTAACCATTGCTTTTACTTTAGGATGATTATACAAATGATTCATTTCATTATCTGTAAATTCACCATGCAATAGATAAACATTAGGTAAGTCTTGTGATTCAACAGTGTCTTTAATTTGTTGAATTTTATTAATAAGAATTTCTCGGTCAACATAAGATGAAGCTGCACCTGATGTTTTTAAAATAAGTGATGGTTTTTTCTTTTTATTTTTAAATGTTTCAAAAAACGCTTTAATTAATAAAGATACATTTTTTCTATCCTCACCAAACTCACCATTAATCCAATGACCTACAAACAAGTAAGCAAATGATTCAGGCATTTCATCTAAAGTACAAACCAAATTATTATCAGGTAATTCCTCATCAGTCATTTCAAAATATTGATTCAAATCAGCTCCTTCAAATAATACTTCAACTGGTTTTTCTAATTTAATATTACGAATTATTTGATTAGTATTTTGATCTCTTTGTTCAAATGAACTATTTTTTAATACTTCTGCTGAATGTTTTGATGAAACAATATTTAGATTCATTCGATTACATCCTTCAATAAACTCAGGACTAGCAATTGTAGTTTCAATACCCGCTGTAAACCCAATATTATATTTTCCAATAGGTTGGAATTCATTAGGCACAGTTATTTGAGCCCAAATTTCAGGTTGTGAATTTAAAGGCTGGTTTAGAATATGCTTAGTTAAAAATTCCCATTCTGGATTATCAGAAATAAATCCCCATGGTGTATCACCCCATCTTTGGGGTAATACTTTTACATTATACTTATCTAAAGCAATAATAGACTTAACTAAATCTCTTGATCGAGCTCCATACCCACTGTAGGTATCAATTGGACAACTTATTACAAATAACGGTTTCATTTAATATATTAATTTATGTTGGAGTGTTCTTTTTGGATAATTGTTTGTGTTAATAAACTCAAAACCTTCTCTAGGAGCCCAAGTTTTAAATAGTTCATCAAAACATTCTATAACACGTTTGGCTTGATGTTCTGATGTAAATCCTGCTTCATCATTAATAGCCCATTCTCTACCTGCTAAACCTTTTTCTTGGCGCTCTTCAGGACTCATTTTATAAACAGTCATAATCTGATTAGCAGCGTCTTCGGCTTCACATCTATCATCAAAAATATAAGGTGTTGGAGGAGAACCTACAATTGAACGTGAGGTTGGATATACTGGAAACGCCCATTTACCATGTTTTTTAATAGTACCTCTATGGTTTGAAGGAAAGTTTTCATCAAAATCAATCCAAGTTCCATCTTCAAATTCAAAACGCATTTGGTCTTGCATACCTCCTGTTACATTAGCAATGATTGGTTTACCACATAAAATAGCTTCTGTCAAACTTAATCCCCAACCTTCATTTGATGTTAATAAAATCTGAACATCCGACATATTATATAATAAGGACATTTCTTGAGGAGTACACATCATATTAGTGAAGTATACATTTTTAGAATATTTTTCTCCAAATAACAATTCAACTACTGCTGGTAAGTCAGTACCATGTTCACTCACTTTTTCAGAATGCATTACTAAAGCACATTTTTTAGCCTCATCTTCAGAAAGTGAATCTAAAAATAATCTAAAAGCCATTAATGTATCTGGAATTTGTTTGCGACGAATGTTTCTTGAGTTAAAGAACACTACAAATTCAGGATCAAACTTACCAAATACTCTTCGCTTCATGTTTTCAACATCTTTATACTCAGTTTGAGTTTTTAAGATAGGTTTAAAAATATCACTATTTAGTCCATGAGGAACATATTTAATAATTTTATTTTTTGCTTTATCTCCTAATACAATTTTATTAATGTTAACAGTTTGTTTTGAAATACCCATTAACAAATCACATGCTTCATAATATGGTTTATTATAAAGTGGTGCTGGATAATCATCCCAAATGTTTAAGTAAGTAATAGGAATTGACTTACGGATTTCGTTTTCAATAGCAAACAACCAAACAAAATAACGAGGATCTGTAATCAACATAATCGCGTCTGGTTTTTCAATTTGAATTAAATGACGAATAATAGTAGTGTCACCATATCCATCTACAGGATACAATACAACAGATGAATCAGTAATACCCGCATTTTTATTTGTATCAGCTGATAGATCTAATTTGTTTCCTTTTTCAGGATGTTGAACTGCTCCAGCAATATTAACCCAATTAAAATGTTGAGCCGTGTGGAGTACAATTTCACGAGCAACAGTAGCAATACCTGAATGTACTCTAATGTCGTCGCAAATTAATAGAATTTTCTTCCTCTTATCAGGAGGTAAATAACCAAATTTATCTTTCATAAAACTTTTTTAATTTTTAATTTCTAGGTTGTTGTGTGAATGAACTTTTTTTCTAAAATCTTCATCTGTAAGATACAAATGAATGGTGCGGTCAGCAAGCTTTTGTAAAGAAAATTTGTACTTAACACATGCAATCTTAAAATCCTCGAATAACTCACTCTGTACTTTTACAGAGGTTAATGTCATATCCTTTTTATTTGTCATAGCTTTTATTTTTAATATCGTATATAAATATATTAGGATTCTTTAAGATATACTAGCGTTACAAAGTTCCTTTTTATTTTTAAAAGGACAATACATACAACTATATTTACTAGGATTAGGTTCAAACACTTTATTTTTATGTGAACCATCATGATTAAATACTTCTTCTATAAATGAATTAATAGTGTTAGTTGCTTTACTCATCTTGATTTTACCACTAGCTGGAGTGTATTCTTGTATTCTAGATATAGGAAATGGTGATTCTTCCCATATTTTTCTTTTAACAATAAAAAATTCTATTTCAATATTGTCTTCAGGTACCCCAAATTGTTGACTATAAAACTTTTTATAAAGGACTAATTGAAGTTGTTTGGTTTCATCTTTTTTAGTTTTTTCATCCCAACCATTTCTAGATGTTTTAATATCTATAATTTTAAAAGTATTTGTTGGTTCATGATACAAAACAACATCCAAGTATCCTTTATATAAAATAGTTCTAAATTCAGGATGAGGATTAAGTAATAGAGGTACTTCACAGCCTACTAAAAACCATCCTCGTTTACCAAAATACCCACTTCGTTTTTTCTTTACAAAATCTAAAATAGCTAATCCATCTTCATAAAACTCTCTCATTTCAACAGGATCAGAAAAATGAACATTTTTATTAGATTTATAATCTTTTAAATATGTTTCTCTAAATCGATCTTCAAAATATTCTTCTATATTAATTCGGTCCGCTTCAGCGCCACTAACATCATATATAGTTGTTATATAATGTTGTATAACCTCATGTAACGCAGTTCCGAATGTCATATGAATAGACTGTTCAGATGTATAATAACCGTCTCTATATTGTAACGACCATTTACGTGGGCAAGACAAAAACATAGACATTTGACTATAGGAAATTGCTTTTTCAGTAGCGTAATTAATTTCCTTTAGAGTATGTTTTTTGATTTGTTTTACAATTGCAGGTATTTTTTTCTTTCTACTCAAAACTTATTTTTTACCGTTCAGCATCTGAATTGTTTTCTCTAAGTAGAGAGCTAAATCCATTGCTTCTTCTTTGGCGTGTTGTAAATATTCTAATACAGACAAATCAGTTCTGTCTAAAGTATTATTATATTTGTTTTTACCCATTTCTGCTCTTTTAATATGCTCATCAATAACTGAGTCTACAATTGAGTCTGTTTTAGGAATGGTTCTTGTATTTAAATTTGGGGTGCCAAATGTGACTCCATAAACATCACTATTTTTTGTCATTTGATTTCTTTTAATAACTTTTTAATTTCCTTATCATCCACTCCAGATTTTTCTAGAATGTGTTCTATTCCTTCTTTTTTAAGAATATACAAATAATCTTCAGCTTCACCTAATGATATTGTATAAAAATTAGCTACATACTGCAGCAATGAATTACTAGGCTTCTTTTTAGAAGATTTAATGTACTTGAGGAAAACATTCTTTTTAGGTAACATGGAACAGTAGTATTTGTAAGTTTTTTCTTTATCAGGATAAGGGATTCTTTGGCCATAATTTGCGACCTCAGTGTATCCTTCATACATACTTACAAATCTATGAACCATGTAAGAATTGAATGATTCTCGCTGATCCTCTGTAAAAGAAGCCCAGGACGTTTTGTTAGTAGTAATTTCTTTTAACCAATCAAATATCGTCACCGCCGTATTCTTTTCTCAATTCCTTAGGTAAAGTTTCAATTAGAATCTCTCCA